ACATCTAAACCAAATGCCCAACAACGATAATTTAATATCTTCTGGTGTTTTCAAAATTGTTCCAACTGCGATATTTTGTGGGCCGTAATCATATTGTTTTTTACAAAATAGTTCATATTGGTATCGTTGAATCTTTTTAAACTCTGATGTCATTTCTGGATAAGTTTGTTCCATATAATCTACAACATCATTTTCATAGTCACTTGTTCTTACACCAAGATTTTCTTTCTCTTGTAATATTTTTGTAGGTGCGTCTTTAATCATTATTTACTCCATATATTTTTTAGTTGTTTTTCATCTACACCATACTTTGACACAATAGAATATACAACATCTTTACCCATAATGTCAAGTGTTTTTTCAATATTTTCTGAACTTTCTTCAAAATAATCACACAATATATCCATTGCCCATTTCTCAATGGTTGATTTCTTTTTAGATTTGGTGTATTTTAGAAAAGTTCTTCCTTTTGGTAATACATTGGTGTAGAACTGATAAACTGATTTTGGTTTCAGTTCCCAATATTGTTGTATTTCATTCACAACCTCAATCCACTCTTGTTTCATAGATAAAAATCTATGTACCATATAATTAGACCAAGTCTTTTTATCGGCATCAGTTATGTTGTCCCAATAATTTTGGTTCTGAACATCTGTAATTTGTTTTATATGGTCAAATAGTGATTTTGTTTTCATAGTGAATAACCTTTTAGATATAAATAAATAGTATTGTAAATCTTTAAAATGTATTTTTTTTAATATTGGTTTGTCATTTCTGTTCTTGGAAATGAAACCTTGTGTCTATTGTAATCCATACTATCTTGATATAGTTCTTCAACTTCATTTGAGTATTTGTATTTACCGACATTATCTTTAATGTTGATTGTATTTCTTGCAACGAAATCTAATTTATCTGTATCGTCAAATAACTTTTTATCAGTCTTTCCAATTTTAAATCCATACTCAACATCAAGTTCAAAGTCATCTCCATTAGATTTAAGTGAAAAATTACAATTAAAATGTGAGTCTTTTAAGTTGTATCCTTTAAAGTTATCTCTGATGATAAAGTTTATGTTTGATTTGTTTGAAATATTTACCAACACCCAAGCAAAACCTTTGATTGATTTTATAACTTCATTTTCAATCGTATCAACTATATTGTTTTGTTCTGTTGATAGTAAAAATTCATTTGTAAATATACTATTATCTTTTTCTTCTTTTAATTCCACTTCTACTTCACCAACTTGTAGTGAGTTCTCTCTAATTCTTGCTCTGTAATATGGTGGTTTTCCACCCTTTTCTTTTGGTGTGGCGTATGAAAAATCATCTCCGATTAAATCTTCACCCTCTTTGGTAAATTTAAATGTGTTTAACAATACCTCGATAAAAAATGCCCTCAAATGTCTAATCATCAATATATTTTTATAATCATTTGAAGTCCAAGAGTTTAGTATGGTTTTTTCTTTTGATACATCAAATTCATCTTTGTAAACATCTAATGGTGTGTGGTCTAAAATGTCTGTTGATTGCATTAGATTTAATAATCCGTTGTTGGTAAAGTATTTGTGATTGTCATATAAGAATTTTAATTGTAACATAAAATCCATATGGTTTTCTTTTGGATAACCTGGTATCCAATTTGCATTATAAAATACATTACTTTCGTATGCTGATTTTAGAAAATGACTTACATCATCAGAAGTTTGATTTTTTTCCATAAGTGCCAATATTTTATTCACTCCGTTTTCACACCCAACATTCATATAGTTTAGTCCAACATTTACTGCTCTGGTTAATAATTCTCCGTCAAGTTTTTTATGTGTTCTGAAATGTCCACCCCAATACATTTTTGGTATGTTTCCATTTTCCATTTCTATTTCTAATTTATCGATTAGTTTTTTAAACAATGGCATTGAACCATTTATCAATGAATCAGTAAACCAAAAATTATTTATACCTGTATCTTTTTCCAATCCTTTCATCTCATCTACAATTTTTTCATTGTTTTTGTATCGATATAATCTTGTTTCACTACAAAATGTACATTTGAAAGTACAACCCCTTGAAGTTTGCATTGGTAATGTAACTTCTAAATTAAACAATTCTGCCAATCGTTTGTAATCATCAATAACTTTTGTATCCCAACTTGGTGTATTTAATTCATTTAGATTTTGTGGTAATAATCCACCATTAAATACCGGTGTTCTACCACTACGACCTTTCTTCAATACCGTAGGAAAACTTGGTGATTGTTTGTCCCAACGATAAATACCTTTGATGTTTTCGTAGTGTCCGTCTTCTATGTATTTATTGACTAAATCTGATATCACTCTTTCTCCGTCGTTAGAACCACAAGCAATGTCTACAAATTCTCTGTAATTATCTTTCTCAACTAACCCACCACACTCCGAATACCAAGAGTAAGGCCCACCATACCAAATCTGTATCTTTGGATTTATTTGTTTTACATATCTGGCGATGTAATCTGTTGTGATAATGTTTGATGTGTAAGTAGTGAAAGCCACAATATCATATGTTGAAAGTATTTCAATATACTCGTGCCATAAATCTTTAAAATAAGGTAGTATTTCTGTTTGAAAGTTTGTTTCTGAATTCCAAGGTTTATCATTACCCCAATCCCAAAACTTTTCTATGTGTTTTTCTTTTGTATAGATTGACGATAAGATGTTCAAATCTATTTGGTCTACAACGACATCTTTATTATTGATGTGTGATTTTAAACTACCGATTGCAAATGATGGTGTTTGAACTGACCATTGTGGACATATACATAGTGCTAATTTCATCAGACAAAGGTATCTCCTAACATCCAACTCAACATTGAATATCGTTTTCCTTCGGTAATCGGTGTAACTCTATGTGATAAGAATGCTGGAAAGATAATAATACTTCCCTGTTTTCTTGTTGCGGTGTAATTATTTTGTCCGGTTTTATCGGTGATACCAAATTCTAAATCTCCACCTTGATAATCATTTTCATCAGATAACTGAATTATTGCAGTAAGTTTTCTTGTGGAAGTTTCTCTTGAACCACAATCTGTGTGCCATTTGTATCTTCCACCTACACCATACTTTAATAATTTTACTGATGACATTTCTTGTATGTTGTAATGATATGTAGAAATATTTGATAATTCTAATACCATTTTGATTTTACTCAACATTTTTTCATCAGTATAAATCATTTCTTCTGTGTTACGAACTTCTTTGTTCATTATGTTTTTATCATATTGACCGGCAAGTTCTGAATCTTGTGATTGATTTTGTTCAAAATAATTTATCAAATCTTCACATTGTGATTTAGTTAGAAAAGATTCATTGTGAATTACAAATTTAAATGTGTTGTTTTCAATCATACAAAAGTATCCCCTACACCCCAACAAACACAAGAATATCTGTTTCCTTTGGTAATAGGTGCTACTCCGTGTCCTGCAAATGATGGGTGTATAATTAATTTACCAACTTCTTTTTCTATTTTTGTTCCGTCAAATAGTGTAAAATCTCCACCCTCGTAATCTGTGTTTAAAAATACAATACAAGTTAATTTAACTGAACTAAATCTTTTAATCGGGTGAAAGTCTGAGTGTTGATTATACCAATCTCCTACATCATATCTATGTGCTTGTAGTCTGTTGTCGTAAATCCCCTTGATATTGTATTTGTAAATCATTTGGTCTGCAATTTTGATTGCAGTCCAAAACTTATCAAGATATTTTTGTTCTTCTGTTCTACTGATGTTCAACATACAAACTTCATCTTTCATAACTGGTTCGTCCTGCCAAGTAGGATTTACTCCACCGGTGTAATGTCCTTGTTTTCTTTCAGATTGTTCATCAATATATTTGATAAAGAAATCACAATCTTCTTGTGTAAAGAAATTACTTTTTTCAACTACCCACTTGAAGTTTTGATTTAACTTCAAGGTATCCATATCTATTGGTTTATACATTTTTATCCTTATTTGAAGTGGTCACCGATAAATAATTCTTGAATTACATATCGTTTACCTTTACTGACTGGAACAACATTATGACATAGAAATGCCGGAAAGAAAGTTAATGAACCTTTTAGTTTGTTCATTGAATACCACTCTTTTGTGTCTTTGTCTTGGATTCCGAATTGAACATCTCCACCCTCGTATTCACTCGGGTCTGTTAATTGGATTATACCTACTAATTTTCTTACTGAACAAGTTCCTGCATTAAAGTCTGTGTGCCAACCATAGAATCCACCATCTTGGTATTCTATTAGTTTTAATTCATTATGATAACCTCTGATATCAAATTTGAAAATATCTTTATTTACCATTTGAATAATCGTGTACATTTTCTTTTGTATCCAACCCCAATCGTTGGCAGTTTTATCGGGTCTCATATCATTTAGTGGTTGGTCTGTTAAGTACCACTCTTTTGTTTGTCTGATTTCTGGTATGATTACACTACCCTTTTCATCACCAACACAACCTACAACCTGTTCTTCTGTCTCTGTAACTTGTTTAATTATTTCATCACACTTTTCAGATGAAAAGAAATTTGGTATTTGAATTGAATACTTGAAATTATTATTATGTTTATATTTTCCCATCATTAACAACCTTTTTAGTTTTTGTTAAGGTGAATTGTGAGTTACAATATCGTGAGCAATAATAGTTCCATAATCTTGTTCTAACAAGTTATATGTTGTATATTCTCCCTCAATTCTATTGATTTCTACAATTTCTACCCAACCATCTAAATCTCTAACATAATCACCAACTTTTATAATACCACCACCATCTTGTAAAAATGTTGGATTGTTCTCACCAATTGTAGACCAACCCTTATCTTTTAATAAAAATGGATGGTTATCAGTTGCCTTAATTGTTTGTCCACTTTCAACTTTGATTCCATAACAATTATCGTGTAGTTTCTTTCTTATAACATTTACTTTACCTTCTTTAAACTCATCATTTTCTTCATCATATTGTAAAATACTTTCTCCTAATTGTATCTCATCAATTCTTTTATAAACACCATCTCCCATATTGATAACTTGGTCTTCCATCAAGCAGAATTTATTGTGAACTAATACATCATTTGCAAAATAGTTATGATTTGTTGTTATTTCTAATGAATAAGTTTGAACTGGATTTATTACTTCTTCAAGATTAGTAATTTCTATTTCTCGTAATGAATTTTCAAAAAGTTCTAAACATTTAT